GGCAAGTCGGTTAAGCCGGCGCGGGTGTCGGCGCGGGTCTCGCGCCTGCATTCGGACACCAAGCACGACACCTCCTACTGCATCGAGCACTGGATGCGCGATGAGCAGGTGCGGGTGGCGACGAAGATTGTGCCCGGCCGCATCAAGGGCTGGGACGACGAGATCGAAGACCCCAAGCAGAGAAGGCCCCCGCGGGAGGAGCCGATCGCGGTAGTGGGGTTCGGGCCGAGCCTGAAGAAGACCTGGGAAGCGATCAGGGACTTCAAGTACGTCATCACCTCGTCAGGCGCCCACAAGTTCCTGATCGAGAAGGGCATCATCCCGACCTGGCACGTCGAGGTTGATCCCCGCGCGCACAAGGTTGAACTGCTGGGACCGCCGCACCCGGATGTGATCTACGTCCCGGCCTCGACCTGCCACCCGGCTTACTTCGGTCACCTCCTGAAGGCCGGCGCGAGGGTTGATCTGTGGCACGTCTTCTCCACTGAGGAGGAGGCGTGTCGGGTGCTGCCGCAGGACGAGTGGGCGATCCTCGGCGGGGCGGACGTGGGATTGCGGGCGGCAGCGCTCGCACGCTTCTTCGGGTTCGTGAACCACCACTACTTCGGGATGGACGGCTGCGCGGAGGACGCAACAACGACCCACGCAAGCCCGCACCCCAACGCGCCGAAGAAGGTGCTGCCGTGCGAGTGGCCGAAGGGCTCGGGTAAGGATTACATGACCACGATCGCGCTCCTGGAGTGCGCGAAGATGTGGGGCCACGAGCTTGACCAGATGCCGGACGTGAAGCCGATCTTCCACGGCGAGGGCCTGGTGCAGGCGATGTGGAAGGGCTACGTGCCGAAGCAGCCCACGAAGGAAGAGATCGGGACGCGCTTGATCGCGGTGAGGAAGCCGCGGCTCTTCAGCAAGGAATACGCCGAGCTAAACAGCAAGCTCCACTGGGACAACCTGACCTACGGCGTCGGCGGCGCCAAGTATGGCGAGGTGGTGATGAAGCTGCGCATCGAGACCAAGTCGGACTCGATCCTCGACTACGGGTGCGGCAAGAGCTATCTCGCGAAGTCGCTGCCCTTCCCGATATGGGAATACGACCCGGCGGTCGAGTCCAAGTCGGAAGCTCCGCGCCGGGCCGACATCGTGACCTGCCTGGATGTGCTGGAGCATATCGAGCCAGAGTTTCTCGACCACGTGATCGACGACCTGGCGCGGCTCACCAAGCGCGTGGGGTATTTCGTCATCCACACCGGGCCCGCCGGCAAGACGTTGCCGGATGGCCGCAACACTCACCTGATCCAGCAGGGCAAGCCCTGGTGGGACGAGAAGCTCGGGAGGCGGTTCGTGGTCGCGAAGTGTTTCGAGTCAGGGCCGCTGCTGCACTACGTGGTCGGGCCCAAGAGGCTGAAGAGGGTGACTGCCGAGCAGATCGTTGACGCTGCGAAGACGCTCACCACATGAACCCCGCATTTCAGCCCAGCGCATTCAACCAGCGCGCGTTTCAGGGCTACCTGAAATATGGCGCGTTCCAGTGCGGGGCGTTCCAGGCGACAGCGTTCCAGATGCCTGAGCACTGCGAGCAGACGCCGGGTGCGCCCACGTTTGTACCCGAGTACGTCATCACCTTTGCGCGCCGCCGAAAGAGATTCTAGGAGCCTATGGCAAACGGACTACTGATCGAAGCGCAGGGCGAGGAGATCGAACTCTCCGAGGAACAGTTGATCGCCCTCGAACAGGCGAGCCAGGCACAGGAGATGGAGCGCCTCGCGCGCGTGGACGCGATGGGGCTGTCGCTCGCCAAGCGCCGGGCGGAGGCCATCAACGCGCGGATGACCAGCGGGATCGAGGATGTCTGGCGCGAGGACGAGGAGTTCTACGAGGGGATCGACGACGCGAACCGTGGCGAGCAACGCCTGGTCATGCGCCAGAAGCCCCCGATGCAGCAGGGCCAGAAGGTCGAGCAGCAGACTCGATCGACCGTCTTCCCCAACATCACCGGCCCCTACACCGACTCTTCGGCCGCACGGATCGGCGACATGCTGTTGCCCACCGACGACCGGAACTGGTCGATCGTGCCCACGCCCGTACCCGAGTTGGTCGGCTTCAGTGAGGGCGAGTTCCCTCGCCAGGACATGCAAAGGATCGCGACCGAGGTCGGCAAGGAAGGCGCCGGCCCCGATGCTGCGCACGCGGCGGTGCAAAAGATCATCGAAGAAGCCAAGATGATCGTGACCGAGGCGAAGAAGAAGGCCGAGAAGGCCCAGCAACGAATCGAGGATTGGCACGTTGAGTCGAATTACTCGGCTCACGTGCGCCAGGTGATCGAGGATTGCTCGAAGGCGGGATGTGGCGTGCTCAAGGGCCCGGTGCCGATGAGCAAGCGCGTCATCGCCTTCAAGGACAACAAGCTGTCGATCCAGCAGGAGATTAAGCCGCAATCGCGCAGGATCGACTACTGGGACTTCTATCCCGACCCCTCGTGCGGGGAGTTGATCCACGCCGGGGCCTACACCTGGGAGCGCGACCGCCTGACGAGGAAGCAGGTGCGGGAGTTGATAGACCAGCCCGGCTACATCAAGAGCCAGCTTGAAGTCTGCCTGGAGGAAGGGCCGCTCATCATCGGGAGCGAATACAAGGAACGCCCCGACCCGATCTCCGACGAGAACCTGAAGGACAAGTTCGAGATTTGGTATTTCCACGGGACGGTGGAGAAGGAAGACCTGGAAGCGGCTGGGTGCGACTGCGGGGAAGAGGTGGACCCGCACGTGCCGGCGATGATCACGATGCTGAACAACCGGGTCGTGCGTGCGGCGATGAACCCGCTCGACACCGGGGAGTTCCCCTACGATGTCATGGTCTGGCGCAAGCGCGCCGGCCACTGGACGGGGATCGGGGTGGCGCGGCAGGTGCGCGTGGCACAACGGATTGTCACGGCTTCCACCCGCAACCTCATGGACAACGCCGGGCTCTCCGCCGGCCCGATGCTGGTGTTCCGGCAGGGCAAGGTGTTCCCGGCGAACGGGGTCGCGGAGTTGGCGCCCCGCAAGGTCTGGTATATCGCAGAAGACGCCGAGATGATCGAGGACGCGCAGAAGGCGATCGGCTCGATCAAGGTCGACATGATGGTGGCCGAACTCATGCAGATCATCCAGTACGGGATGAAGCTGGCAGAGGACACCACCGGCATGCCGTTGATGTTCCAGGGCCAGGCGGGTGAGGCGCCCGAGACGCTCGGCGGCATGCAGATGCTGCAGAACAACGCCTCGTCCACGCTGCGGCGCTTGGCGAAGCTGTTCGATGACCGGGTGACCGAGCCCCACATCCGGCGCTACTACCACTACCTGCTGCAGCACGGGAAGGACGACGAGAAGGGCGACTACTGCGTGGACGCTCGGGGCTCCTCGGCGCTCGTCGAGCGGGACCTCCAGAACCAGGCGATCGCGCAGATGGCAAACGTGGTCGCGAACCCGATGTTCGGGCTCGACCCGAAGAAGTGGATGGAAGAGTTCCTGAAGAGCCAGCGGCTCGATGTGGCGCGCTTCCAGTTCGACGACGACAAATGGCAGAAGATTGTGGCGAATATGTCGAAGGGGCCGCAGGACCCGCGGATGGCAATCGCGCAGGCGCAGATGGAACTGGAGAAGGTGCTCACTGCGGCCGGCCAGCGCTTCGAGGAGCAGGAGAACAAGCGCGACCGCGAACTGGAGATGTTGCTCAAGGCGATCGACGCCGAGCTTGGCAGGAACGAGCAGGCGGGCGACAAGGCGATCAACCTGGACAACGTCAAGGCGAAGTTGACCGACACGGTGATGAAGCTGCGCACGCAGATGAAGCTCTCGCGCGAGTCGAACGTGACGAAGGTGCGCACGTCCTCGAAGCCCCCAACGGAGCCGGCTGGGCGTGCGAGGCCCGGCCAGTCCTACCAGAGGTGATATGGGCCAGGGATACTTCATCATCCACAAGAGCATCGACGAGGGCGCGACCTGGTTCCCGGTCCTGGCGGAAGATGTCCCGGAGTGGGTGCAGCAGCCCGATGTCATGGGGCGCATGGCGAACGGCTATGTCGCGCACAAGCAACCCGAGGGCGTGATCGTGCCCAACCACATCATCCCGTGGTTTCGCGCCGAGCGCGTGCTGACGCCGGCCGACCAGATTCGGACTGAGGCCGCCCAGGAGAAACGCAGCCGCAGGAAGGTCCGCAACCTGAAGAGCCTGCACTGATGGCCGATCCGGTCCTCAACGAGAACGATCTTCAGTCGCAGTCCTGGCTGAAGCTCAAGAGATTTCTGGAGGAGCGGCTCGCGAAGTTGCGCGCCATGAACGACAACGACCTGGGCGAGACCCGCACCGCGCGGTTGCGCGGGCAGATCGCCGAGGTGAGACACCTACTTTCTCTCGCGGAGTCGCGCCCGATGGCGCCCCCCGAGACCAATTTTAAGGACTAGCGGCCCCGCTCAAGCGGCGCTGCAGTAGCGGGCGGTCGATCGTACCCGAGTACGATCCATCGCTATACCGAGCCCCCTAGTGGGGCTTTTTCTTTTGTGAGGGTCGTCTAACGTGCCACAGGAACTGACAGCAGAGGAACGTGCAGTGCAAGAGGCCGCGGAAGCGAAAGATGCCGCAGCCGGGTTCGCGGCGGGATTCAAGAAGGCTCGGGGAACTGAGCCGGACGGAGCCGCCAAGGATACCACGAAGGACGAGGCCCCCGCGCAAGCGGCGGCCACTACCGAGCAGGCCCCAGCAGCAGCGGCTACAGTCGTTGCGGTTGCGGCCCCGGCGCCCGATCCGTGGAAAGACGTTCCACCTGTGATTCGCCAGAAGTTGGAGTCCATCGAGGACGCCACTGGCAAGCGTCTACGCAATATCGAAGGCCACATCGGTGGCGTCGTGAGTTCGTTGAAGGAGGTGAAGACTGCGATGGATGCCGCGAGAGCCGCGTCCGATGCAGGCAGAGCCGCACCGACAACGACTCAGATCGCCGCAGCAGCCCACTCCACTGAGAAGTGGAACCGGCTGAAGGGAGATTTCCCCGAGTGGACTGAAGCCGTCGAGGAACGCCTCGCGGCCGAACGGGCAGCGGCTCCCAAGCCTACAGCGCCCGTTGTCGACGTAGACGGGATCACCAGGAGAGTATCCGACAGGTTTGTCGATGCTGTCGCATCAAAGCATGAGGAGATCGTCAGTCAGGCCGAGGAACGCGCCCTGGTGCGGATGAGGCACCCGGCGTGGAAGTCCACGGTCAAGACACCCGAGTTCTCCACATGGCTGAAGGCGCAACCGGACGAGGTACGCAAACTCACCGCAAGCGAATCAGCAGACGATGCGGTCAAGGTTCTCGACGGCTACGAGACGCACCGCAAGACAGCGCTGGACGCGGATAAGAAACGCCAAGCCAGCGAAAAGCGCCTGCAGGGCGCCTTGGTTCCAGCCGGTACGGCTGGGGCCCCGGCAACTGCGGGCATCTCCGATGCAGACGCCTTCGCACGCGGCTTCAAACGCGGACGAGGGCAAACCAAGTAAAGGGAAACTACAATGCCTACCCATGCGTATTCGACCGTAGCCGGTCGGATCAACGAGATCAAGGGCGAGACCTTGGCTCACGCCATCCCGGTGGAAGTGCTCGCTCTCGGCTGCAAGATGAAGCAAATGCCGAAGAAAGAGGGCGACAACATCTCCTACCGTCGGTGGCTGCCGTTCGGCGCAACGTCCGCGTCCGTGAACACGCAGAACCGGCCGGCAGCGGTCGCTTCAGCGCACATCACGGCCGAGGGCGTCACCCCGGCGGCCGACACGTTGACCCCGGTCGACGTGAACGTCGTGCAACAACAGTACGCCTGCCTCTACAGCTACACCGACAAGGCAGCGGACCTCTACGAGGACGACATCCCCGAGGAAATGAAAATCCAGACGGGAGAACGGATGGGCCTCGTTCGGGAAATGGTGCGCTTTGGAGCGATCAAGGCCGGTACGAACGTCCTCTACTCAGGCGGGACCTCCCGCGTGACGGTGGACGAGAAGATCGGGCTGAACGTGCTCCGTCGCATGACCCGGACGCTGAAGTCCAACCACGCGAAGAAAAAGACGCGCATCCTCTCGGCAAGCCCGAACTACGATACGTCGGCAGTTGAAGCGGCGTATTGCGTGTTCGTGCATACCGATGCGGAGGCGGACATCCGTGACCTGGCTGGCTTCACGCCGGTCGCGAAGTACGCCAACCGCTCCCCCATCAACGAGAACGAACTCGGCTCGGTCGAGGAGTTCCGCTTCGTCACCAGTCCCGAACTGGCTGCCTACGCCGATGCTGGCGCGGCAATCGGTGCCACGGGCCTGTTCTCGACGACGGGCACCTCAATCGACGTGTACCCGTTCCTCCTGATGGGCGAGGACGCAGTGTTCGACGTTGCCCTCCGGGGCATGAACTCCTTCGATGTGATCCACATTCCGCACACGAAGGAAGACAAGTCGGACCCGCTGAAGCAGCGTGGCTACGTGGGCGCCAAGTTCTGGTCAGCCGTTCAGATCGTGAACGGGGGCTGGATGGGCGTCATCGAAGCCGGCGTCTCCGCACTCTCGTAACCAACTAGCGTAGGGGTGGGGCCTCACGAGGGCCCTGCCTCGACGCTCAACACTTTAAACAAGGAGCAAATCCAAATGAGTGACTATCTCCAAATGAGCGGGTTTACTGGCGCACTCGGCAAGGCAGGTCTCGCCGAAGGCACCGCCGCAGCTACCATCCAGGTTCTCGCCCCCAACGGCGCGGGTCTGGACTTCGCGATCGACGGTATCGCCTATCACAAGGCGGACACCGACAGCATCGCGTTGACGGCGCATCCGCAGCAGGCCGTTGCCAGCACGTGTCTCTACCTGGTCCAGTTGTCCGCCGCAGGCGTACTCTCGACCAAGCAGGGGAACGTCGTGCTGACGGCGAACCTGGCACGGGAGGCCGCGCAGTGGCCGCAACCCGACGAGGATCGTTGCCCGATCGGAGGCTACAAGATCGCCACCGACGGTTCGACGACCTTCACCAACGGTACGACCGACAACGGAGCCGCGGGTATCA